GAGAGATCGGTGTTTGATATTCTGCGCCAAGAGGGGTTTAGGGTCATCTCAGCCAAGTCAAACAGTGTTGTTGCACGTATCAATGCAGTCGATAAGATGCTTACACGTACTGTAGATGGCAAACCAGGTCATCTAATTGATCCGTGTTGTGTAAATTTAATTGCTTCCCTTCGTGGTGGATATCGGTATAAAATCCGTCAGAACGGCGAGGCTGATAATAAGCCCGAGAAAAACTCGCATTCCCACATTGCTGATGCGCATCAGTATGCATGTTTACATGCGGATGGAAACGTAACCGGGGATACGTGGCAGAGAAAAGCTGTTGAAGTTAAACGCGTCGATTACGCGTGGACTTGACACATCCCAAAAATTTGGTAAGGTAGCACTATGCAACTTGGCTTGAACATGACGAATTCTGCCGCGCCGGGGACTATCTCGGCGGGTGGTGGCCTTGTCACTATTAAATCGCTCAAAGCGATGGCGGAAGAACGTGCGACCGCACAACAAGCTAATTCACAGCCTGTCGTACAAGCATTAAACGGATACATTCGCAAGCAGTGGATGTCATCTATGACGGCAAAGCAGATGACCTCTGAGATTAAAATGCTCAAGTCAGTGCGGGCGCGTCGCGGTGAATATGATCCCGATAAACTTGCACAACTGCGTGAGCAGGGCAGTTCGACCATTTACATGATGATCACATCGAACAAGTGCCGTGCGGCATCGAGCTGGTTGCGAGATACATTGGTTACTGCGTCTGACGACAAGCCTTGGACCATCACACCCACAGCACTGCCTGACTTACCTCCTAACGAGGTAGAGGGCATCATGATGCAGGCTCAAGCAGAAGTTGAACAGTTGTATTTAAATGGCACACCGCCAACAGATCAGCAAGTGCGTGAGCGTTTGCTTGAGATGAAAGACATGGCACTGTCTCACTTGAAAGATTTAGCCAAGCGCACAGCAGAGCGCATGGAAGTGAAGATGGAAGATCAGTTGCAAGAAGGCAATTGGTCTAAATCGTTTTCAGAATTCCTTGATGACATCACAACGTTTCCATCAGCGTTCATCAAAGGTCCCATCATTCGTAAGCGTCCGAAACTCAAATGGATTCCAACTCCAGACGGACAGTACACGCTAGAGCAAACCGAAGAATTAGCAATGGAGTGGGAGCGTGTTGACCCATTCAATATCTACCCATCTGCCGATGCATCAGACGTTAATCAGGGTGACTTGATCGAGCGTCATAAACTTTCTCGTGCTGATTTGCAAGCCATGATTGGCGTAGAAGGTTACAGTGAAGGTGCTATTCGTGCGGTGCTTGAAACATATGGTAAAGGCGGTCTGCGTGACTGGATTTACGTTGACATGAACAAGGCCGCTGCTGAAGGTAAGTCCACAATGGGCGTTCAGCAGAATCCATCAAAGTTGATTGACGCACTGCAGTTCTGGGGAAGCGTACAAGGTCAGTTGTTACTTGACTGGGGCATGTCTGCAGAAGAAGTGCCTGATCCTCTTGCAGAGTATCCTGTTGAAGCATGGATCATTGCTGACTGGGTTATCAAAGCAGTTATCAACCCCGATCCGCTGGGTCGCCGCCCCTACTACAAAGCCTCTTATGAAGAAGTTCCCGGCGCGTACTGGGGTAACTCTGTAGCTGACCTTTGCCGCGACGCACAGGATGTTTGTAATGCCACTGCACGTGCACTGGTGAACAACATGTCTCTTGCTTCTGGCCCTCAAGTTGTTTACAACATTGATCGACTGCCGCAGGGTGAGAACATCACACAGATGTATCCATGGAAAGTATGGCAAGTTACTTCTGATCCGCTTAACGGCTCCGCGCCCCCGATGCAATTTTACCAGCCTAGTTCGTTATCACAAGAACTTATGGCAGTGTTTGAGAAGTTCAGTATCTTGGCCGACGAGTACACAGGCATCCCACGTTACATGACGGGCGACAGTCCTGCAGGCGGCGCAGGTCGTACTGCTTCTGGTATGAGTATGCTCATGAGCAATGCTGGCAAAGCTATTAAACAGGTGGTTGCTAATATTGATGGCAACGTTATTTCTCCCGTGATTGATCGGTTGTACTACTACAACATGCGTTATGGCACTGATCCTGATTTGAAGGGCGATGTCAATATCGTCGCACGCGGCGCGGTTTCTTTGATTGTCAAAGAGCAGGCGCAAGTTCGTCAGAACCAGTTCTTGCAGATTGCGCTTACTAGCCCGTTTGCTCAGCAGATCATTGGTGTGGAAGGTGTTGCAGAATTGCTACGCCAAGGCGCAAAGACTCTGGATATGAACCCAGATCGTATCGTTCCTCCAGTGGAAATCATTAAGCAGCGTATGGCGCAGGCGCAAGCCGCGCAGCTCGCTCAGCAGCAACAGCTTGCTCAGGCAACTGGTCAAGTCGAAGCAGGTGGCACGCCACCAAACCCTGGTCAAGGTGCGCAGCTACAGAATGGTGCTCCCGTGACAAATAATTTTGAAGCAATTCCCGGTGTTGGTAGTTGACAACACCATTTTCCCGTATATCATTTCGATTATTAAAGGAGCATTCAAATGCAAGCAATTAACCCAAAAGAGTCACGCTCATCTGAGTACGCTCAAGAATCAGCTAAAACTGACGGCATGTCTAAAGGCGGCTCAGTCGGTGGCGGCGGTGACAACGGTAACATTTTCGCTACATTGAAGCGTGGTGGTGCTGAGTACACTGCTGACAAAGCTAAAACTGACGGTTTGTGCAAATAAATGGTTCGTGTCGATGAAAGAGTTGCGCGGTGCCTAGGGCTACTGCGTTCTCCTGAGATGCAACCATTTTTAGAATTTTTGAAAGATCGTCGCCAAGAGACTCTCGAAAGACTTGGTGATGTTCAAGGTGAAGAAATGAAGTCTCGGCTGCAAGGCCGGAACCTCGAACTCAAGGAACTCCTTGAGATGGTGGACCAAGCAGAAATGCTGTACGCCAAAACCCGCAGGTAAGCGCAGACCGTTAAGTCGGAGCGCAAACCTAAATTTTTAATGTAACAGTAGCAGACCGTAAGCGAATAGAGACTGACCGTAAAGTCGGAGTCTCAAAGCGTAGTCGGAGCGAAGGAGATAGAGATATGGCATTGCCACGTGTAATTCAGGAACAAGTTGAACAAGCTGATGCTTTTGTAGCCCAGATGACAGGACAGACCGAGCAAACGGAGACTGATCCCCGAACTGATATAGACCCACAGCCCGACCCCGAAACGCAAGCACAGCCCGTCTCGCAAGAGAATGAACCGAAACAAGCACCAGTGCCGGAAGAAACTTGGGAACGTAAGTACCTGACGCTCAAAGGCATGTATGACGCTGAAGTGCCTCGCCTACATTCGCAGATGCGTGAGATGAACCAACAGGTTCAAGCTCTTATTGCAGAAGCGGCTACAGCCAAAGCACAGCAGCCCAGACCGGAGCCAGTAACGGCGAAGACTCTTATCACTGAACAAGACAAAGAAGCATTTGGCTCTGACTTGTTGGATTTGATTGACCGCGCGACCGAACAGAAATTAGCGGGTAACCGCGACCTTGAAGTTCAGCTTCGTGCCGAGATCAATGAGTTAAAAGGTAAGCTGGGAAATGTGACCGAGCGTCAAGTGGTGTCTGATAAAGATCGCTACGAAGCTGCTTTAAGTTCGCAAGTTCCAGATTGGGAAGCCATGAACATAGATCAAGGTTTTCTGACATGGTTGGCTGAAGTAGACCCAGTTTATGGGATGCCTCGCCAGTACGCTTTGACCAATGCGTATGAGTCGCTAGACGCGAACCGTACTGCAACGATCTTCAAGCAGTATAAAGCCACGATTGCCCCAACTCAGCGTCCTCAAGCTAACCGAGAACTTCAGCGTCAAGTAGCACCGACCCGCTCGCATACGTCGCCTGCTCCTACAACTTCGTCAGCGGATAAACGTCTCTATACCACATCGGATATTGATTCGTTTTACACTGAATGGAGACGGGGAATGATCGATGAGGCAGAAGCGGTGCAAATTGAGAGAGATATCCATGCCGCTATCAACGAAGGCCGAATTCGATAAGAATGCCAAAATTGTAGCGGTCAAATTTTAATTTTGTTTTTTAAAAAAGGACTAGACCATGTCTACAATTACCGCAGCAGCAGCCTATCCCATTAACTCCGGTGGTTTTAATACCCCCGGCGGACAAGTTGCCTATTCTGGAACCGCTTACTCCGGTTCTTTCATCCCCGCTCTCTGGTCTGGCAAGCTGGCCCAGAAATTCTATGCCGCCACAGTTTTTGGTGAAATCGCCAATACTGACTGGCAAGGTGACATCACCGGCATGGGTGACACAGTGATCATCAACACGATCCCTTCCATCACCATCAACAGCTACTCTATCGGCCAAAACTTGGCTTATGAAGTGCCTGCTCCTAGCACATTGCAGTTGGTCATCAACAAAGGTAAATACTTCGGCGTAAACGTGAACAACGTTCTCGAGTTGCAGGCTAAGCCTAAATTGATGGACATGTTCACCAATGACG